AGATGTATCTGTAGTAGTACCTTGCCAAATTCTTGCTCTTACTTTAAATGTCTTTCCTGTTTGACCTCCTGAAATTAAACTGTTACTATCAATCCTTGCACCACTTTGAGAAGATAATAAAGTAACTTCTAACTTATCTGTACTATGAGAAACACCCCCACTATTATAACCTTCCCAATTTCCTATGCCTGTATCAAAAGTAGAATTATTGCCCGTTAAAACACTATCTCCTATAACCTCAGCATAATTTACTAAACCATTCTCATCTACTCTTGTAGCAGCAGTTCCTCTAATAACTTCTAAATCGGCTGCACCACTACTAGGAATTACAGAAAATAAGACTCCTTGCTTATATCCGTTAGGAGTTACTACTATACTAGCATCATCTAATAAACTCATTCTATATTACTTAAAATTGTTAATTGTGCATTTAAACAAGCCTTTGCCTCAAACACTCCTCCTGCTGCAATTACTTTAGCCTTAAAAGCATTTACAAGAATTTGTACAGGTGTTAAACCTCCCTTGTTACTTGAAGGCAATGTCATTCCTAAGATTAACTTCATGCTTATGGTTGTTGGTAATAACAGATAGCCAATCCACTCGTCAAAGTAATTGCCGTTACGTTAAGAAACAAAGTCGTTCCTGCTGATATTGTCGTATGTAGACTTGCTGCTGAACTACCTGTTCCTGTTTGAATATTAGAAGCAGCTATTGAAGCTATTACACTTTCTGTTACAAAGAAAACTGCATAGTAGTCTTTTCCTATCATTGCAGTAGTTGTGATCACATCACACCTGTGTTTGCCTAACTGTTCATTCATAAGTGTATTGTTGTCTTGATTTGCCATAATTTTGTTTTATTCGTTATATATATAATTTGTTGATGGTGGTGCTTCTCGTTCTGTATATTGTACTTGTTCTTCACCTACTTGTTCGCTTACTAATAATTTTCCTATCTCTATTGCTTCCGTATAAACATCTCCACCTGTTGAATTGTACGAACCATTAAAAGCGAAAAATATACTTCCTGAAAATGGGAAGGTAGTCGGACAACTTGATGCATCATCTATATATTGATTATTAGAACATAAAAGGCTGTGATTTGAAGGGTACATTTTGCTTGATAGTGGATGAAAATTATTATATGTATCAATTAAACTTCCACCCTTCCATAATTCAACTGTATAAGGTGGATTTAAATTAAAACAAGCTATGTTCATAACAACGCTTTCAGGTTGTGTAGTTATTGTATGAACGTAAGTCAAAGTAGTATTATAAACTCTTATTTCAGAACCTATTGTAGCAACTGAATCTATAAAAAAGGAATTAAAATTTTGGTATCTTTCTACTCTAGTGAAATAAAGGAATCTAGCAGGGTCTCCTGCATCACCTTGACAATGTTTAGATAATATTTGTTGATTTAAATAATAACCACCCGTTGAAGGAGGTGGATTACAAGTGTCATATTCCGTAATTCTATAAGTATCAGCGACTAAAGGCGTAATTTCATAGACATTAACGTCCATATTTCCTGAATCTATTACTGCTCCTGCTAAATTAGTACACTGCCAAGTTCCAAACTCTGTAGGATTAGGTGGACAAGGTGCACCTGATTGGTCCCAATCAGCCACATATATTTCATACTTCCAATATCCATTTGGGCTAAAATCTATAATTCCACCTGAAACATCTTCAGCTAACGTTCCGCCCTGAGTTGAATATATTGATAATTCTGTATATCTGTCATAAACGACTTGATTCTGTCCATACCCCCACTTAACTGCACCTGACATATCATTTGTAAACTTAAATAGATAGCCTAAGTTACTGTTATAGGACATAGCGTCTTTAGTAGTAACATAAAAGACGTAGACGTTATTATTATATTGAGCGTGTAACATATTAGGTTATAGAAATAAAAGGTTTTTATTTGCTTATCAAAGAAAAAGGTGGCAATTAAGCCACCTCATTCAAGAAATATAAAGAAAACAGATAAGAAATCTAGTCAATATCTATAGTAAAATCTGAAAATGCTACATTATCAAATGGTGAACTAACATAATCAGCTACAAATGGGAACGGGATAGGCTCTAAGCCGTCAAACGTAAGTGTGTAACCATTACGATCGCCCCACGCTGCCCCTGTGTCCATAGAACCCGCATTTAAAGACATCCCATTAGATGCACCTAAGCAAATAATAGTATTATGGTCATTAGCTAAAGTTTCATTTAATTGTGCAAAAATTACAACCTTAGTTTGTCCTAATAATTTAATTTCGTTTTGATCAGCAGCCGTTAATTTATTCAACATCACGTTTACAGTTGGTGTGTAGAAAATTGTACCATTTTCAGTTGATCCTGTAATTGTTTCAGAAACTGAAGATGCTCCTAATGGCATAGTATATCTATAAATAACAGAAGCTGATGGCATCTGAATATCTGTTACTGTTCCGCCTGATTGAATTATTCCCGCTGTTTCTATTGGAGTTAAAAATTGATCATAAACCCCAAAATAAAGGTAACGAACGCCACCCGAAATTCTCGAACAGTCTAATTCTCTACCTTTTGTAAGTGCTATACAATGTGACATATTATTTTATTTTTTTTGGGTTAAGGAAGGAAGGGTTTTTAAGCCCCTCCTTGCCATTATTTATTTATTATGAACAAACTACACATTCAGCCGTAATTCCTGCTTGTACGCCTGCTGAATAACGTGCTACAATTCTTACATTGTCGCTTCCATCTAAAGGAGCCATGTCTAATAATGCGATGTTAGTCGTATCAGAAATCAGGTCAGTTCCAAAATACATGTTAGATTTTTGTGCTGCTACTAATTGATTGTTCGGCATTCCTTGACAAACTGCAATTTTGATTCCTTCATAAACTGCTGTATAGTCATCATTCATTGAATACTGATTGATGTACCCTTGTAATGATAATTTTTGAATGTATAATCTATAAGATGTAGGGCTCATGTATATGTAAAGATCCTCACGTCCATAAATTACTGAAGGTATAGCATTTACTACTAAAGCTAAATTGTCTAAAATATCAGCAACCGTATATGCAACTCCTGCCCCTCCTGTATTAACTACTTGTACCGCATTACCATTCGCTGCTAATAAAGTACCAACTCCTGTTCCTACAAATCCATCAAACTCTCCATTTACTGCTCCTGCTCCTGTACCTATTCCTGTCCATACTGAAGACTCAATACCATTAGCGATTGTTTCTCCTAAATAAGACATTACATAATCATCAAAAGATGCAGGGAATGGTGCTCCTGCTCCTGCTCTCATTTGTAAAGATTCCCATGAATCCAATAAGTTAGACTTACATAATTGTAGGTTTACTTGAAGGTTTTTTGGCTCAATAATTTGTTCCGTTAAAGCTAATGTACCATGATCAGTAAAATCGCATGATGCATCTCTTACAGCCGTACCAATATCCATTTGTTGAATAACTTGCTTGTACTTAATATTTTCCATTAAAGTTAAGTACTCTAATGTTGTTGCTTGTTTTAAAGCCGCAGAAATATAGAATCCTGCTGCTGTACCCGCAAATGTACTCCCTACATTAGTAGGCTGACCTGCGAAATTGTGCTTTTTTAAATTTGACATTTTATAATTATTTTAATTGTTTAATTCTAGTAAAAATTTATCTCTTTTAGATAACTTGCTATATTCTTTTCTTGACATTTTTGGTTTGTCATTACTACTGAATTTATTAATTTCTAAAGGTGCTTCAGAAGGAAGTGCAGCTAATTCTAATTTTAATTTTTCATTTTCTGCTTTTAATTCCTCAATTGAAAATTCCTTTACTTCTTTTGTAGTAATTGTTTTAGGCAAAACTGAAGGTTCAACAACTTCTTCAGCCATTTCTTCAGATTCATCGTCTCCTCCGTCTTTATCTTTTTTAAGATCAGCTATTGCAATTTCAAGGTTTTCAATTCTTTTTTCCATTCCTTGCCAATCTGCAACATCAGCTTCTTCACCATCTTCAGCCGCTTCAACTTCTTCAACTTCTTCAACCTCTTCCGTTTCAGTTTCCATAACTTCTGCCACAACGCCTTCTTCTTCAACGCGAAAGCTAACACCCGTATCAAGTTTATATGTTCCAATAGGTAAAAGGATTGTAGTACCGTCCTCTGTTAGAACCGATACATCAACCCCCGCTTCTAATTCTTCTGCCGTAGAAGTTAAAATAGTGCCGTCCTCTGTCTTTGCTTGCCACGCCATTGAAACTTCTTCTTCCTTATTAATTCCTAAAGCTACTAATATTTGTTCTTTAATATCCATGATTGTTTTTTATTTATTTGAATTAGTTATGATTTCATTTAATGCTTTCAAAATTTCTTCTGAAGTTGCTTTTTTTTCTGCCATCTGTTCCATCTTGTCCGTAAAGTACCCTTCTATGCTTAACCCTTTTAATTCTCCACCCTTAATTTTCTGCCATAACTCATCATTCTCAATCTTCATTTTAACGAACCAAGTGCCGTTTGGTAAATCAAAGCCATAAAGTTTAGACTTATCTTGATCACCTTCCTTAATCCAAGATTCAACTGTTAAAACTCCTGAAACTCTATCTTGATGTTGGTACGTTGCTTTATGGTGATTGTTATGTCTTAGGTATAATTCACTAGCCTGTCTAACTGTATCTTTACTGAAATAAACATAGTAATCAGAATCAGTATTTGGATCGTGTCTAAATATTTGCTTGTTAGGAATAAGTGCAGGACTGACTAACATTCTTTTTTCCTCGTCCACTTTTGCGAAGGTTAAATTGTTTTTATCTTTTCCAAAATAAACAAAATCTTGTTCAATCGCAGGGCTCGTAACTAAGCTAATTGCGTCAATCGCTAATTCTTGATTTTCGTCTTGGATTATTAATTCAACGATTTTTGTGGGCTTCATAATAGGTTATAGATTTTAATTAATTCTGTTTGATTTGTTGTGTTTTGTAATTTAACATAATAAATTTAAAATAATTTACTCAACCCTAGTGTTTCTGTCTTATACAATTTTATATATGAATATACCTTAATCACATTAGGTATGCTTAAGCCGTCTTAAAATACAAAATTATTATATAGTTGCCCTACGTCTAATATTGGCTAATTGGTTCTGACTATTGGACATTTCATCTGTCAAAACAAAGGCTTTCATAGCTTCAGGCTTGACACCACCGCTAAGGTCAAAAGCTCCTGACATCATTTGCGGTGCGGGTGTTTGAGCAACCGCAGCCGAACCACCACCTCCACCTCCTCCGCCTCCTGTAGGACTTCCACCACTTGCAATTTTAGAAATATTTAATGCTGCAAATCCCGCTGCAAGTGCTGCCATAGTAACAGGATATGCTCCAAAACTTCCCGCTGTAGCACCTATATTAGCATTGGCTGATGTAAAGGCATTTTGAACTCCTTGAACTCCTGAAATAGTAGCTTGTGCAATTGCAGCCGCCTTAGCTATTGCTGTTCCTTCTCCTGCCGCTTCTCCTAACAATGCTACTCCTTGACTTAGCATATCACCCTGCATATCTTTTTTTGCCTGTTCAATTGCCATTATTTTATCAGCCGCTTTCTTATCAGCCGCTATATTTAAATCCCTACTTTTTTGCTGTTCTTCATTCCACTTATCATTATCAGCCATCTTCTTTTCCCACGCTGCATCTTCATCATCTAAAACCTTCTGTGCCGCTGCATCATCTTCCGCCTTTTGTGTTGCTCTTAAGCTATTCAAAAAGTTCTGTAAACTTATCTGCCTTCCTGCCGCTTCTTGTTTAACATTTGCCAATGCAATTGCCGCTTCTGCTTCAGCGTCCAAATCTTCCGCTGTACTTTCTGACATTGCTACTTCTTGTTGCTTTAGTTTTAATGTTTCTTCAGCTAATGCAATTTTTTTATCTTCTAATTCTTTTTCAATTGCAAAGGCTTGAACCGCAGCCGCTTCTCTTTCTGCATAAGTCTTATTTATATCTTCAGCAACTAATTTTAATTTTTCTACTTTTGCTATATTTTGAGCTGTTTCAACATTTAATGCTCTTTGTGCATCTTTTAATTTTTGACTTGCGTCCACCATTATTAGAGTAGCCTTTGTTTCTTCAACTATTTCTTCAGTAATTCCTTTGAAATTTTCTTTTACATCTGCTAAAGATTCAGACAATGGCTTGCTAAATACATTGCTAATAATTCTACCAAATCCTGCAATCCTATCAGTAATAACAGATATAGCCGCACCCATAGTAGCTAGAGCTTTTTCTAATTTCTCTGCACCATCTTTTGTGCTTGTAAAATAAGTGAGTAAAGAACCAATTACAACTACGAAAGCTCCTATTCCTGTTGAAATAAGACCTGCCTTTATACTTCCAAACATTCCTTTTGCTGTAAGTGCCGCTGAAGCAAATCCTTTTTTTACTCCATTCAAAGAAACTCCCATAATCTGAAATTCTCCTGCGGCGTCTTTTGCTTCTTTTGATACATCTCCAATATTTGATTTTACTTCTGCATTTATTACTACGTCTGCCATAATTTTATTTTATAAAGTTACCCCTGTTTTTAATTGTGTGAATCTTATGTTACTTACCCATTCTATTGTGGTGTCTGCTACTCCTTCAGCAGTTATAATATAGTTTGTTCCTGATACTGTACTTTCTGCATTCCATCCTCCTGTTGTTCCTGAACTAGAATGTGAAATAGTAGAACTATCAACTGACAATGTTCCTGACTTATTAATCACTAATCCTGTTTCAATCCAAGACTTATAATCTCCTACTGCTCCTGCTCCTGCTGTGCCTCCTACTCTTACCGCTAATATATCAGCCTCAAACATTATAGCAGTATTCTCAGGAACGACAAAGAAACTATCTGTTATTCCATTCAAGTAACTAAAGGAATCAGTTCCGTCTGTAGTCTGTGTTCCGTATAATAATTGAATAGCTTGTCTTTTACCTAAAATGTCTGTTCCTGCGTTACCACCTAAAACAATAGAATTAGTTGCTGTAGCCTCACCTAAAGTGCCTTGAATTGAAGAATTTTCTACTGTAGTCTTAATCGTATTATTGCTTCCAATTACTATGTTGTTCTTTGTTAAAGATTCTAAGGTATTTTCTTCACCCATTACATAGCTATTATCTACACCATTAGCTACATTATTTCTTGGACCTTGTGTGTTATTATTTATATTGTCAAATGTAGTTGCTACATCAATGTTGTGTCTAAATATAGAACAAGTTCCTGTTGCTTTATTATAGGTATATCCGTACGCTTCGCATTGTAATTGATTCGCTTTTAATAAAATAGGTATATCTTCTCCTTCTGTTCCTGAAGTAAATGTAACTATTCCACTTTCTGAAACTGAATAAGGTTTAACCTCAAATCCTGATATGAATGGTATAGCCATTATGGTATTAATATAAATTCAACAGTTGATAAATCTTTTGGTTTGTAGTCTATTTTATTAACTCTAAATACTCTGTTTTTAATCATAACTTTATCATTGAATTTAAATGTATTAATATCAGAAGGACTTAGGTTTACATTTATAGTCATAATCCTTGTATTTGGATTATAAAGCTCTGAGTAATAAGGTAGCCAATAAGTGTTAAATAAATTATTTGGAGTAGGTGAACCAATAGGTGGCACTAATTGACATTCCCCAAAATTATAATCTACAGTAGTTAAGTTAGTAGGTACATCTGTTATGTGAGCAAACTGCAAATAATCAGATTGATTTGCTGATGCACCCCCATTTTGAGCAGGAATATAATACGTTGTTGCTGTCATAGTTTTTTTTCCTACATTATAAAGAATACGAGGTAAATTGTCATAGCCTGAAGATTGTCCATCATCAGGATTGTAACTATAAATTACAGGTATAATTAATTCATTCAAACTAGGCAATAAAGGTCGTATTATTGTCGCTGCAAAAGGCGATGCCACTATCTCATCTTCACCTACTAATATGTTAAATTCATTTCCTGCATCATATTCTTTACTCCCGTATAAATATCCTGAAGTTGCTTCTTTATACACTTTGAAATTATAGTCCTCATCATCTTCTTCATATTTGAAAATGGTTTTTTTATTTAGGTCTATTAATGGTTTTAATTTTATTTGACTAACATCAATTTTTTCAGTCCAATTATGCTGAATACTTCTAGCTGCTAAAGTTGTACCAATTGTATTTCTTAAAAATACGTCAGCATAAGGTTCTATAATAATATTAGTATCATTATTAGGGTCAGGAAGTGTTACCAAATTAAACATAGTCAAAAGACCTTTAATAAAATCCCATTGATTTGTTTCACCTCTTAAAGTTTGTAATATAGAATCTGTTGTTGCGAAAGTTAAATTTGTAGTTACATTTAAAGAAGATGCAACTTGTTGCGTTGATCCATTATTAGCCTTCATATTTATAGCCCAAGTATCACCCGCATTTAATGTAAAGGTTTTACTTCCTGTTAATGTCATACCCATAGGGAAAGCCTGCATACCCCATTGAAAAATTCCGAAATTTCCCCCACTAGGTAAAGTAGTATTAATATCCCATTCCATTTGCAATAAATTTGCAGCGTTATTCAATATTCCAATAGAAAAATCAACTACATAAGTTGTACCATCTGTTGGACAAGTAAAATATCCATTAGATTGATCCCACCCTGCGGCATCAGGAAAACTGTCATTTCTCCATTTAGTATTCTGCCATGAACCATTAGATGTTAGAAACCCATCACCTGAAGCTAAACTAGCACTTCCTGTTTCAGGTGGTGTAGCTGAACCCCAATTAAAATCCATATACAATCTGTTAAATTCAACTTCATTAAAGAAATTAGATGTGTATGTAAAAGGAATATTAGGTGCATTAAATATTCTATCAATCAAATATTTTATATTTATCCACGGACGGAATGTGCTATCTAAATATTCCAAAACAGGATTCCCTAAACTAGTTGTGTATTGGTGTTCCCAATCAACAAAAGGATATTTTACGGTACTGTTAGCATCTCTGAATCCTGATGTATTAGCATTGGTATAAACTATTCCATTTGCGGGTGAATTTTCATTCCAACTCTTTTGTATATTATCTTTCTGATAAGCGTGCTCTAATTCAGAAAAATCCAAATCAGCGAATATTCTATCACCTATTATATCTTTTAAAGCCACTACTTCAGAATATAGGTTAATGTTATAGCTAACCTCTTTATCTTTTTCCACTACTTCTAATAGCCTTAAAAAGCCCTTAAACAGCGTGAAGCCATCTTGCTTTAAAACACATTGGGTTTTATTATAAGGATTAAATATGTAACCGTCATATTCTCTTGTTACTTCAAATATTTGATTGAAGATTCTTTTGTTTCTTTTTGTTTCAGGAATATTAAATGCCTTAGAATATGATTGTACTTTTTCAGCTACATTTTTAAAGTCATCTACACTCAAAGTTAATGGTAAATTCTCATCTTCATAAAGGTCTAGTAGTACTTCGCCACTTTCAACTGTTGGACTTCCTACTGTTGCACCACTTAAAGGCTGAACTGATATATTACTTATAGTGAAATCTTCCGCAGCCGTAGAATAGAAATTACACATAATCGTCATATTTGAGAATGTAGCTGTAAAGGTCTTAGTTATTGTAGTTGCAGCCGCAGTTGAAAAAATCGTTACCCCACCTTGTGGATTAACAGTATCAAATATTTTAAAAAGAAAACTTCCATTAGCCGCTTGACCACCTGTTGCTATTGTTAAAATAATATTGTAGGTAGCACCAATAGTCAAAGGACCTATTCTTTGGTATATACCTGTTGGTTCTGTACTACCATTTCCTAAAGAATCTAAGACAACGTTAGGTCCGTTAGAAATTGGATATGCAGGCGTGCCAATTATATTACTTCTGTATCTATACCAAGTATTAACAACTGAAGGGAAAGCATTAGTAATTACATCTACATAAGGGGTTGCTGAATTATTTTCATATGTTGAAGTATTATCTATTCCTGCAAAATTAATACCACCAACAATCAGTTCAGTTGTTGAGCCTGAAAAAGCATTAAAGACTCCGTTGTAACTTTGAGGGTATACTATTAATTGTACGCTCATTATACTGATTGTGTTCTTAGTGTCTTACTCTTTTCAACTTCTAAAGTGTATTGAATCAATTTATCATTTGCAACAGTCTTAGTCGTGAAGCTAGATGTTGTCAAGCGTACGGGTGTTACATATTTATTAAAACTTGAATTAGTAGTATCTGTTTGAAAGCCTTCTAATATATATATCTCAGGACTGTTTATTAGTTCTTCAAACATTACAGACTTATCTTCATTTACAAAATCTGTATTTATTCTTATCATATCATTTGCATTAACTCTAAAGGATTTTTTACCACCTTTAAATGAATCCATTCTATAAATAGCTTCATTCCAAGTTCCCTCTAATTGATCATAAGTGCTTCCGTTTGTTTTTATAGACTTAATTGATTTCATATTAAATGTGAAATAATCCCAACACCCCCATTGGTTTAACCAACAAAGTCTGATAGGTTCATATCCTTTTAATGAATTACATTTTATGTTAAATCTACTTGACTGCATTACATCAACCGCTCCCGCCTTAACAAATGCAACTGTATAATGAGTAACCGTTGTACCCGCTGTTAGATAGCCATTATAAACTGTACTCCAAGATTTTAGATTTGCAGGACCTACTCCAACAAAGCATAAATTTTCTCCCGCTGAGTCAGCATAAGTAGTCCAAGCCCCATTAGTAAATGTCCTAGAAATATTATCATTTCCTAAGTTAGTTGCACCATTATAAAATTCAAACCTCACATTTGTCCACCTGTTTGTAGCTCCTTGGTCTACTGAATTAAATCCAATAGTATGGTAATCGTTTTCTAATATATCTTGTTCATAAGGTGCATTAGTATATAATTCCCCTAAATTATCACCCACTACAACTATCGCTTCTTGATGAAATATATTAGTATTAAAACCAAAGTAATTTAATGCTGAATCTATATTATCTGTTTCTTTTATATAAGCATTAAACATCTGCCTTTCAGCTGAAACGTCTTGATCATTTATTTGTACAGGTGCTTCATTAGCTAAGGTTGCTCCATAAGCAACAAACTTTATTTTCAGATAAACTATGCTGTTTGTATTCCTTGAATATTTATTAATCAAATGAATAGGAAATGTATCGGTTGCAGTAGCAACAGGATTAGCTTTAAATTGTGCCTGTGTATACGCTAAATTATCAGCCTTTACGTATGCTTCAACTATTGAGCTGAAATCAAATATTCCACTCCCTGCATTATTAGGTGTTGTTTTAAAAGTGCCCACTAATTCAGAAGATAAGAAGGTAACAGGTACTTTTGAAATATATACTTCTGCTGCATAACTTACATTGAAATAATTAGCCACTACAGAAGCATCTGATACAACCCAAATCAAAGGAAAGCCAACAGGTGCTAATTCATATAAAGGTTCTTGGTCTATTGAAATTGTTACTGCCATTTTATTTGGTTTTTAAAGTTTCTATAATATCTTTTTTTAATGCTTGAGCATAATCTTTTGGGAATTTTTTCATAGCTAACTGCAAAGGTCTTTGGAAAAAGCTAATGCCTTGTATGCCTTTAATCTTAATTGAACGCCCTATGAGGAATGCTAAAGTCTTATTACTAATAAACCTTCCTGTCTTATTATCCCTTCCTTTAATACCACGCATTTTAATCCACTTTGTCAAGACACTTGAAGGTGGTTGCTTGGTGGTATATTTATAAGGAGTAGAAACTGTTTTGCCCTTCCAATCTTTATAGGTTCTTTTTTTCTTATTTCCTGAAACTCCTTTATCTACAAACTGCCCATAATAATCCATCATGAACTGTACGGTAAAATCTCCATTTGCTTCAGTTTCTACTTCAAATTTTATTGAATTATAAAGGTCTTTACTTACATTCTTTTTTCCTTTAGTTAAATTAGTCCTTGCTTGCTTAACTATATATTTCCCAAAACTTTCTAAATATCGTTCTAAATTCTTTGTATTCATAATTGATAAGTTATTTTAAATTTCTTCCAACCTATTTGTATTATTAATTTTCCTATTCTAAAACTCATTACATTGGTATATTACAAGTTTGAAATTCATTGTTCACTGTTACATTTAAAGTAAACACCCACCCTGTAAGTAAGTTATCAAATCTTTCTGTGAATGGCTCAAATGTATATTCTCCTTCAGTAAAATATTCAGGATTATTTATATCTAATCCATAACCTGCATTTACTGATTGCCACTTACTATTTCTAAAAATACTAACTAAATCAACGCAAGTTTGTAGTGTATCATTAAATACATCAATTTCATTAGATAAATTATCAGAAAAAACATTTTCAACATTACTATTAAGTCCTTTAGTTTCTGAATCCCAATCTTTTTTTTCTGAAACTAAATCGCATACAAATATTTGAAAGCTATATGTTAATTGACTGTAACCTGTTTGGACATTTACAGGATTGACGTGCATTAATGGAAATATAGTTTCCTTTGATAAATCAATGTCAAAAATATCTCCAACAGTTGTAGTATTAATAAACTTATGTAGTCTTCCTAATTCTCGAATCTTATCTATTAAATTCAGATATGTTTTGTTATATACTGCCATTTCTTTTTATTTTATTTTGTGAGTTTAAATCTGTTTCATAACTTAGCCACGTTAAACAATCTAACAACATCAATTTTGTTATCGGTTTTAAATTTACTATCTGTTCATTGCATAATCTGTGGAGTACTCCGAACCACCCCCACTTTTCTGCAAATGTTTCTGTTGCTACTGCCTGATCATTCCCTTCTGCCGCTCCATCAAATATAATTGCAAAGTCTCTGACAATACCTTCGCGAAATCGTAAAAAAAAACCAATGCACTTTGCACTTGTTCCGCTGACATCTGTTTCATTTCTTCCGCCCGCATTCGTATATCACCATCATAGGCTTCAATTATATAAATATCATTTTTCTTTTCCTTTATTGGACGGTATAAAATAGCCATCAAATCAGGAAGGTGCATTTCTACTCCCGCTTTTATATAAGTTTCAATATCTGCATATTCACCTAAAGTAATATCGTCAAGATTTGGGTGGAAGCCATATTCTATTTCGTTAACTATTATAAGCCGTTTTAATAAACTATCTTGTTCTTCCTGAAGTTTACCTATTAAACCCATAATTTGAGCAACATCAGCTAATGCTAATTCTTTGACCAAATCTTTAGGTATATTAGATAATGCTTCTATTGTTAAAGATGCTTCTTCTGTCTTACTTCCTTTTTCAAATTCAATTAATTTAAGCCAAGTTTCTAATGTAACATCTGACCACTTTTTAATTAAGTTGAATGTTTTAGTTTTGCCTTCCTTTTTTATCTTGACTTTCATAATAGGTTATAGAAAAAGTTAATATTTAGTTTACTGCACGAAATACTTGCCGATATTTGGATTGTCTAGGTGATATATTATATTGTATCTTATACCATCAATAGCATGATTGTAACTGTCTACATAAAGTTTTGATCCTTTATCTGCATAAACATAATTGTTAAGTTCCTTAGCTATGTTAGTAGAATCTTCTGATATTATTAATTCGTAATCTTGCATTCTCGTTATTCCACTTTCAATCGTTCCTTTTTTTACTGCTTTAATATTAACGCCTAAATGTTTTAAATCCTCAATCAATCTTGGTTCAGCAGAATCAGCAATAATTAATTTATTTCCGACCTTATCCAATACAATCTTTGCAAGATCATGCGACTTCAATCCATTACGATAAATATGTTCTTGTAAATATATCTTCTTATGTTTCTTGTCAATAGCAACTTCCGTTAAAGAATCAGGATCAATGCTAAATCCAAAGTCCATTCCGCAAGACGTCTGCAAATTATCGGGGTTAAATTCTCCTATACTCCAATTAGAAAAAACAACGCCTTCTGCCTTGTCCAACCAACCGCCCATAATTTTGTGGGTATACTTTTTAAAGTCTTTATGCTTTATAGTCTTAATACGCTCTAAGAAACTCTGTGAGAGGTTTACTATGTTATCAAGATATGTACTATGTATATAGCATACATTTCCCTTAGAGCCGTTAAATCCTGACTCTACTCCCCGTTCTTCAAAGAATCGTTTGTAAATCCAATGCTCCTTAGTTACGGGATTCAATACTAATATAATTCTGTTCTGTACTTTCTTTTCTCTAATACTAAGATCAATTGTATCAAATATATTTTCATCAACTAATTCTTCAGCCTCGTCTAATACCCAAGTTGATATGCCTTGTAAGGACTTTAAGCTAGCCGTCTGATTCCCTGCCGATGTTTTAATCCCTCTAAATAGTATGTCTGAATTATTCCCAAGATTCACAACCTCTGCTTTGTTTACGCTAAAATTATTATCATAGCCAAGCAATCCAATCTTTTCTAAAAATTCAGGAATAATTGATAGGTGAGCAGATACCATTGTATAGCGAGTAAATAAAACCCTTATGTTTTTACTCATAGTAAGGAGCGTCAGGAATACTGTTACTGCGAACGACTTACCCGAACCCCTACCACCCGTAATAATAAAGTATCTTGCTTCTGAATTAAAAAGCGAACTATATTTGCTATTCAGTTTCAGTGTCTACAAATGTTATTAGTGGGATATTGATTGCCTTATCACCTGATGTTATGTCTATTCTATTTGTGTCCGCCCATCCTAATCTTGATTTTGCTGCATGGATTACAACTGAAGGTACTTTTTCCCTTACGCATTCATAATACATTGACTTAATAAAATCCTTTTGTATGTTTTCAATTTCTTCTACTTCTTTTGCAAAATCTTTATCTTCTTTTAGCCATTTATAATAGTTTGTTCGTGAGAGGTTTGTTACTTTCAATGCCGTTGTTACTACTCCTAGACTTGATTCTAGTGCTTTGAGCATTCTTTCTTTTGCTATTTGTGTTCTATTTTGTTCCATTTTATACTCCTTTTATTGGTACTTTTATTATTGGATTAAAATCAAAACTTCTTTTGCTTGCCTTATCTCTGACTACAATATCCTTGCCCCATTTACGCTGAAGATCAAAAAATTGTTCTTTTTCTTTTTGTAGATTTCTATATGTTGCACACCCCCCTGTTTGTTCTGCCTGTTTAACGTCATAATGAGCATAGTTAATTCTTAAGCAACCATCGTATTCTTTAATATGCTGTAATGTCATATCATAATCTTCTTTTAAAGGTAGGTTTTCATCATATCTAATTTTACTTCCTTTTAGGTGAGCCTGAAAAGGTCCGCCAATATACTGAAGGAATCCAAAAGGTGTGTATTCTCTGTATGCTCCTTTATCCGTTACGCAATTCAATCCCCAATGTTTAAAGCCTAATTCATCACATAATATACTGCTTGATTCACAAAACTCTGCTAACTCATCGCTATTGAACTTCTTGTTATCCTGATCTTGCCATCTACCTATTGATTTGCAATCGTCATCTAATATTACTATGCAATCAGCATCATCGTATAAGTTATCTAATATCCAATTTCTTACCCTGCACAAATTACCTTGTGCTGAATCAGGACAAACTATTATTTCATTGCCATTTTCTCTGTACTCTTCTGCTTCACTTTCTCTAACTACTAATATAACATCAGGATAATTAATTTGAGTAATGCTTTTTTCAGGTCTTTTATAGGAAGGTGCAAATATTTTAATTTTCATTTTTAATTTTATTTATTGCATTAACTCCATTTAATACCCTACCTATTCCACTACTCCAAGGCTTGCCATTTGATCTTCTTGCTGTTTCTGTTTCTAATCCAAATAAAGTCTTAGCCTGAATCCAATCAATATCGTTATTAAATTTAAGAACAATGTAATTACTTTCTCTATCTAATTCAGTAGCAAAATTATTTTCTGTTTCATTATTTTCGGGATTTTTCATTTCCTGTATGTCATCTTCATTCTGCCAAACATCTAAACCATAATCTTTTAGTAAAACGCTATCCCATTCATTGGCTAATATATCCCATTCCCACTCGCCCGAACTTACGTTGTCTTTTATTATTATTTCATCGCAATATTCTAAATAGGTTTTTGTTTCCCTTCCTTCCTTTATAGCAACTTCATTCATTTCATCACAATCAATCTGCGTAAACATATCTGTCCAAATTTCTTTTTTTCCTAAATCGATTGATGCTTTTAATCTCATGTTACCACCAAGCACCATCATATCTTCATCAAGAATAACAGGTCGCAACTTCATATAGCCGGGCAATGTCTTAATGCTATTTTTTAAGGACTTGAATTTATCATTCTTTATAATTCGTGGGTTTTTGGGATTCCCTTTTATTTTACTAATCTTTACTTGTTGTTTCATAATAAGTTATAGAAATTTTTGTTATTTATTTTAAGACTTCAATTTTTCTTTTGCTCCTTCCCAAAGTTTATCTCGTTTACTTAAACTAGGCTCTGTTCTTTGAAGTGTAGGTATTCCTTCTTTTGGTTCACTATCCATGTATAGCCCACATTTGCATTCTGCCTGCTTTGTAACCCAATTCCCATCTCTGTAAACTATTGTAGCTATTGCAATTTTTCTAGTGTTTCCACATTCGCAAGTGTATAGTGTCATCTATTTAACTTTTTTTTCTGTATAATCATACAAAGCTTTCCATTGTTTTTTTACTTCTTCATTATTATCGTTATTCAATCTATCAAGTTCAAACTCTAAATGATTAATAGCTTTCTGTATGCACTCAATCGGAGAGTCGTGTTTCCTATCTGCTCTTAGTAGATAAGTTACTGCCGTTCCTAGATTGTAAGATAAGTCAAAGTCTTCAATGACTTTACGTGCTTCTATCTTGTATCGTCTTCCTATGTAGTAACTTGGTATTCTATTGTTTTTCATTTTGTTTTTGTATTTCTTCGTAAGTTCTATTTTTATCTAAGTTCTCCATATTCCAAAAGAGTTTTTCTTTTCTTCTGTTTTTAACTCTTGTTTCTATTATAGTCATAAGGATAACTATGAAGAAAAAGATTGCTGTTAAGATGCCTAGTAATGTAAATATAATCATTCTGATAAAAGTCTTAGTAGTTGGCTACTCGTGTAGATTCTTTCCTTTCCTGAATAATTATCAAAGATACAGGTAAAGTTATCTTCTTCCCATATCCATAAGGAATTTACTTTGTTTTTGATATGTCCTTTAAGTACCCACTTAATTGTTTTGTATGTTCTTTCCATATCTATTGTTTT